AACAGGCACGTCGCCTTATCATCGCCGCCGTCGTAACGCGCCTCCAGATCCGCCAGATAGTCGTAACGTATGACATCGAACTCGGTGCCGTAGCAGTCCCAGACCTGCGCCTCTTGCAGCGACCACATAAGCTCTGGACCGGCGCTGAACGCTATCGCATGCGGTGGCACGTTGCGGTAGACTGCGCCGCACTCCAGCATGACGTGGCAGCCCCACGCGCGGTTCGGCGTCGAGCGCAGCGCGAACCAGACGGCAGGCTCGAAGCCTTTGCCGTCCTTGCGTATATACGCGCTGTCCACATAGACATAGAGGTGGTGTGGTAGGTTTCTGCTGCTCATGTCTTTCGTGCCCTCTTTAGTTTGTGATAGCGGCCCTCTACGGAAGCAACCGTCAGCCCCATTCGCTCCGCCATGTAGGCTGGCCTCAAGCCATGCTCATAATAAGCCAGCAACTCGGCATCCTTCTCCGGCGTCCACGCCATTGCGGATCGTCTTACTATTGGCATTCGCCGCGCTCCCGCATGGCGACATCGAAGTCGTGAGCTGCGGTACGCATGTACTGGCCGATGAAGATGGCTGCGGCTTGGGGCTCGTCCTCTGCCGGAAAGCCGAAGATCTTCTCGAAGGCTACTGATGCCTCGTATGCGTACAGGCTGGCTGTCATGTGGGCCTGCCTCATTGCGTCTTCTGCGGTAATCATATTACTTCTCCTTTAAGATCGTTGGTCACAAGGTGGGTCTCGTCCTTAATCTTGTAGCCCACCTTCTCGTAGCCGATAAACATGGCGGCCACCGTGTACTTGCCTTCTTCCGTTCCGGCGTTGACCGTTGCGACGATCGCGCCGGTCTCTGGCTGTACGAACTGAAGCTGCGAGGGCATCAGAATGTTGTCTCGGCATATAAGGTCTGGCTTAGTCATTGGTCCCAATCCTTTTCGTTTTTAAATATGCGGGCGATCGCCCAGTCGATGAGGCAGCGTATCAGTCCCACCAGTCTTCCTCCATCTCTTTTCGATCCTGTGCGGTGAGCTCAGGGGCGGTCAACATGAGGTAGGTTGTCAGCAGGCCGACGCCTACGATGAAAAAGAAGAGTGCGCGCTCGCTCATGCTGCCACCTTCCGGCTCTTACGTGGTGCCTTGTCCTTGCTGCCCTTGGGGCGGCCAACCTTGCGCCTCGGCTTGATAACCTGCCGCTCTGCGGCCTCGATTATCAGAACGGCCATCGACCTGAACACAACCTCGCGCCAGTCCAGCCACGCCGCCAGCGAAAACAGTTTCTTTGCCAACCAATTATTCATTTCAGTCCTCCTTCTACTTGATAATCCTTGTGGACAAAGCCCGGTGTCTCGCCCTTGACCATGCAGGCCTGCACCCAGTGCCGCACGCCCTTCGGGCTGGTGCGATAGAAGCCACGCCGCAGGTGCGATCGCGGCGATGCGTGCGTGCCACCGCCTCTGACGACCTGCCGCTTCTTAGGCGCGCCGATGATCAGCGTCTTGTACGTGAACAGGGGAGCCTTGCCCCTTATGCGACGCGATCGCGCCGCCTTAGCGTCGGGTTCAACGTCCGATGTCTCGACGTTGTGGTTCGCCAAGATCTGGCAGACGGCGGCGTAGAAGCGGATGGCGGGCTTGTAGCTGTCCATGGATAGGTCTTGCTCCTTCATCGCCTCCTTGAGTATGATTTTGACGTCCATATCGTAGGGGTCGTGCGCCGAGGCGTCGCTGTACGGGATGCGGCACATCAGTGGGGAGACGAACCAGCCGCCTGTGCCGCCTGATAAGGTCTCCGTGCCCGCCTCGGCGTGCGTGATGAAGTTGAGCTCGACGCTGTCGCCAGTGTCATGCGCTATGACGAGGCCGCAGGCACCGGGCAACTGATCTCCCTCGATCACAGTGACTGGGTAGGGCGGGCGGAAGTCCGACAGCAGCATCGGCGTGTCGAAGTCCAGTATGGGCGCGGGCGGGCTGATGAACTTCACGCCGCGCGTTGCAGCCATGTCGATCCGCTTACGCATCGCCTTGATGTCATTGCGGCTGATGCCGGACGTTCGCTTCATGGTATCCATGAACGATGTCAGAAGGTTGCCGGGGCGGATCATGTCAGGCTCCCCGCAGTGTGTTGATGATTGCGTAGATAGTGAAGGCGAGCACGCTTGCGAAGAAGATGCTCGATGCGATGTGCAGGAGGGTCATGCTGCCACCTTCTCTTGTTGCTGGATGTGTAGGGCCTCGTCGAGCAGCTCGTTGCGCAGCGTGTGCAGCGCAGCCAGTCGGTCGAAGTGGGTGTTGCGATCGGCGATGAACCGCTCGCGGTCGCAGATGTAGTCGCGGCCATTAGGCGTGATCAGCTTGAGCGCCTCGATGGCGTCCATCAGGTGGTCCATCGCCTCGCGGCGTGGGTCGATGAGGTCGGCGGCGCTGCTGCCGCTGATGTTGAGGGTTGGTCGTATCATGCTTCCACCTGTCCGTTGCGGATGATCGTGATCTCGTCGCCCTCGTTGGGCCAACGCTTGTCAACGACGCGGTATACGTGTTGGTCCCACTTGCTGAAGGCGCGGCCCGCTTCGACGGCCATGTGGGCGAAGCGGAAGGTGGCAACTGGGTGCCACTTGTGGGTTTCGGTGTCTTTGTGTTCCAGTTCGATTTTCATGATGTGCTCCTGTTGCTGATAGGGTGGGGAGCCGAAGCTCCCCCGTTGGGTTAGGCTGCTTTCTCGCGGCGGGCCAGCTCCTCGGCTGCCGCGATGATGATATTGAGCGGCGTCAAGTCGCCGAAGAGGTAGTAGAAGGTGCGCAGGAAGGTCGTGCCGTACTGGTTGATGACCTGATGCGTGTGCGCCTGCACTGGCAGACCGTTGAAGATCGTGCCGAGGTCGATGGCACGAGCATACTGCGTCTTGCGCAGGGTGATGATGTCTTGGATGGTCTTGATCGCTGCGACTTCGTACTTGCTGACTTCGCGGACAGGGACCGGCGCGACGGCTGCGTTCTTGATGGTGGCGCGCAGCTCGACCAGATCGTTGATCGACTGGATCAGGTCGCCAGCGAAGGCGTAGGTTGCGTCGTGCTTGGCCTTCCAGTTGTGCAAGGCAGGGACGTTGTAGTAAAGCGCGGCCCAACCGTCGCGGTTGCCGCCGATCGTGCGGTCGGCCAACAGCGCGTCGCGGATGGCTTGTGCGTTAAGGTCGTAAGCGCGCGTTACGTTTTCGATGGCTGTCTTTTGTGCGCTCTTGCTGGCGAAGCCTGCATTGAAAGCGTCGAGAGCGAGGGCGGTGTAGTGGTCGGCGGTGCGTGGCATGGTAGAAACTCCGTGTTACTGATAGGCAGTATATGGCAGATGCAATCAGGCATTGCAACACACAAAATGCACTTTCTTTAATTTATTTTCATACCCCTGCAACATGCATCATTTGCAGCATTAAGCCTCATGTTGCAAATGGTGCAGCTCGGAGAAATGCAGCATTTATGCAGCGTGAAGGGGGTTACCCCTTTAGGGGTACCCCACCTGCTGCAAATGCTGCACCGAGCAGATGCTGCGTTGCGCTGCGCTTTTTGCTGTGGTGTGTTGACCAGTTCCGAAAGTTGCACTCGGTGCATGATGCGTCGTGCTGCGTGGTGCGTCGCAACGTCGTGTTGCATTGACAATGGTGTGTTGTTTGGTGTTGATGGCGGAGGCTCGGCTGGGTGATTTGGAATAGCTCGGTCGAGCTACCCCTTGCATGTGGGTGAGAATGCGGTTATCTGTGGGTGATAACTGGTAGCACTGTGTAACCGAACGGAGCATGCAGACATATGCCTTACCCGGCAAAGAAGACAGATAAGCTGATCGCAGAGGTGCTGTCGCGCATCGCCCTCGGCGAGACGTTGTCGTCGATTTCACGCGACTTGAAGTTTCATCCGACTGCGTGGAGCCAGTGGGTCCGCGAGGACGAAGGTCTTCGCATCGCATACGCGGAAGCTAGAGAGGTTGGCGCGGACGTCATCGCCGACGACGCACTCGACATCATCGACGCCGAGCCGGAGCGCATCGTGCAGACCGACGGTGACGGCAAGACGTCCACGACGCGCATCGACAGCGCCGCCGTCGCGTGGGCAAAGAACCGCGCAGAGTTCCGCCTCAAGCTGCTGGCCAAGTGGAGCCCGAACAAATACGGCGACGGCAACACGAAAGACAAGACCATCGACGATGAAGACGCGCCTGAAGCAGACGCCTTGGCGGCCTTCTTCACTGAGACCATACTGGCCGCGAAGCGTAACAGTAAATGATCCCGCGCCTGTTCGTTAACCCGTGGCGTCGCATCCGCGAACTTGAGGCGGCAGCCGAGCACCACGCGACCGAGCAGTACGCGCTCAATCACGCGCTGCATCTGGCCAACGAGCGCTATGACAAGATCCGCGCAGCCAATGCCGAGCTGCGCGAAACGCTGACGCTGTACCGCAACCATGGCTGAGGCAGTCCACCTCAAGACCGCCGACGCGGAAGCCATGCCGCCAAAGACGCGCGTCTTTGTCGACTGGCAGGTGCGCTGGGCGAAGATGGCGCGACCCGAACAGATCCCCGCCGCCGACTTCAGCGAGTACGGCTACATGGCGGGTCGCGGTTACGGCAAGACCCGCATCGGGGCTGAATGGCTGGGGGCCAAAGCCGCCCTGCACCGCAACACCTACTGCGCCGTGATTGCGCCGACCTACGCCGACGTCGACAAGGTCTGCTTTCAAGGCGAGAGCGGCCTGCTTAACGTCATACCCCAAGGGTTGATCAAGAAGTACAACAGCACGGATCTTCTCCTTGAGATGAAGAACGGCACGAAAATCCGTGGCTTCACGAGCGAGAAGCCCGCACGTCTGCGCGGACCGCAGCACCAGTTTATATGGTGCGACGAGCTGGCCGCATGGCAGAACGCCGAAGAGACGTGGGACATGGCCATGATGGGCCTGCGCCTCGGCGCGAAGCCGCAGGTGCTGTGGACGACGACGCCGCGCCCCGTCGAGCTGGTGCGCAAGCTGATCATCCCGAAGCAGGGCCGCACCATCATCACCGGCTCGACGTTCGACAACCGCGACAACCTGCCCGATCGGTTCTTCGAGAGCTTGGAGGCATACGAGGGTACAACCATCGGGCGTCAGGAGATCCACGGGGAGCTGCTGGACCCAAGCGAGAA